AATGGCGTATCGGCAACGGGCGCGGTTGGTGATGTTGTTGCCGTAGTCACAAAAGTTGTCCAATTAACGGGTGTTCAAGCGGTTGGATCGGTAGGCAATGTCACGCCTCCAATTCCCGTCATTTACCTTGATGACACGCATGACCCAGGCCCCGATAAGCTCAAAAAACAACTAAAACGTGAGCAAGAAAAGAACAAAAAGCGCAGGGATGAGATCATTGCGGCATACGAGCGCATTGTTGAGGGCAAAATCCCCGAAGAAATAATTGCGCCTTACGTTGAAACATTTGCTACAATTGCAACCAAGCAAAATGTCACATTGACAGACATCCAAAAAATGGTGTCAAATTTGGACAAAATGCAGTTAATTTGGGACGACCACATCGAATCAGATGACGAGGAAATTTTGCTACTATGAGAACAACTTACGTTATGCGTAATGGCGAATTGGTTGAAAAACACAAAGCCAATGATGAAGTTGACGCCCCTATGATTATGGGCGACATTGCTCCTTACAAATCAATGATTGATGGCTCTATGATACAGAGCCGAAGCCGACACCGTGAACATCTAAAAGCAAATGGATGTATTGAGGTGGGCAATGAATCAATGGAAACAAAACTCACCGCCCCCTCAAGCGAAAAAAGGCGTGAGGTATTGGCTCAACAGTTGGGCAACATGACCCACAACGAAGCCAATAAAATAATGAATTCATTGCGTGAGCAAGCCAATCAGATGAAATATCACAGGAGATAACTTTGGATACTACAGAACCCATTGTCCCAACAGAAGCCCCCGACAACAGGCGTGAATTGCTTTCACAACAGTTTGATGAGGTAGCGCAAGCCGAACCCGCCAAATTCCAACGTGACGATGGGGGCAAGTTTGCCTCTACTAATGATAAACCCTCAGAAGAACCCGTAGAAGAACCCGTTTGGAAGCGTGCCCCCGCAAGTTGGAAGAAAGATTATCACGAAGTTTGGCAAACGGCCGACCCAAGGATGCAAGAGTATGCTTGGCAACGTGAGGAACAAATGCGCAAGGGCGTTGAGCCTTTAATCTCTAAGGCGCAGTTTGCGGATCAAATTAACGAGGTGGTAAATCCGTATTTGCAAACGATTCAAGGGATGGGTTTAGATACTCCCAAAGCGGTCAAAGCCTTGCTAGAGGCCGACCATATGTTGCGTACTAGTAATGGGCAAGAGAAATTGCAATTATTTAGTAGATTAGCGCAACAATATGGAGTAAACTTAAATGAAGTCAATTTCCCACAAGGGGTTGACCCAACGATTTATGCACTTCAAAACGAGCTAAATAATGTTCGTGGCGAGGTGATAGGCTGGAAACAGCAACAAGAGCAAGCTCAAAATCAGCAGCTTTTAGGCGAAATTGAAAAATTTAGCTCTAAAGCCGAACATTTTGAAGAAGCACGTCCGACCATGATCCAACTCCTACAGAGTGGCGTGGCGCATACGTTAGAGGACGCATATGAAAAAGCTGTGCGCCTCGACCCTGAGTTATTTGACAGCGTACAAGTCAGCAAACAGGCCGAATTGGAAAACGCAAAACGAGTAGCGGCAGACCGAGCAGCGAAATCTGCAAGGGCTAATGCGGTTTCGGTAAAGAGTTCCACACCAGGAATGGCTACCAAGAACAATGCTCAAGACAGGCGCAGTTTATTGGCAGAGCAATTTGACCAAATAGCTGCACGACTTTAATTGATATAGGAGAATTATTATGGCATTTGCCAATTCCAGTATCAGCGACATCATTGCGACCAACATTCAAAGCCGTACTGGTGAGTTAGCTGATAACGTCACAAACAACAACGCCCTTTTGCGTAGACTCAAAGACCGTGGAAATGTGAAGACATTTTCAGGCGGTAATGTGATCTTGCAAGAGATTATGTACAACGACAGCACCACAAATAACACGAATTCATATTCTGGTTACGAAGTGCTGAACGTGTCACAAAACAGCCCAATTAGTTCTGCTCAATTCAGCATTACTCAATATGCCGCTGCTGTGTCCATCTCTGGCTTGGAAATGATCCAGAACTCGGGCAAAGAAGCTATTATTGACTTGCTCGATGGCCGCATGATGGTTGCCGAGGCTCAATTGGCTAACCGCATTGGCGCTGACATCTACACAGATGGCACGGGCAATAGCGGTAAAAACATCACTGGCTTGGGCGCAGCAGTTCCTGACGCACCCTCAACGGGTACTTATGGCGGCATCAACCGTGCTAACTATAGCTTCTGGCGCTCACAAAAGTATTCTGGCGTGACCGATGGCGGCTCTGCTGTTTCTGCCTCAAACATCCAATCTTATATGGATAGTTTGGCCGTTCAGTTGATTCGTGGCACGGACAAGCCCGATTTGATCGTTGCCGACAGTAACTACTACCGTTTGTATTTGCAGTCAATGCAATCAATCCAACGTGTTACCGATGGTGGCAATTCCACTCAAGGCGCGGGTTTCGCTTCCTTGAAATACTATGGCGCTGGCATGGCATCCGATGTTGTGCTTGATGGTGGTATCGGTTCAAACGCTACTGCAAACCATATGTGGTTCTTGAACACCAAATATTTGATGTTCCGTCCTCATGTTGACCGCAACTTTGTGCCTATTGGTGGTGAGCGTCAAGCCGTCAACCAAGATGCAATCGTTAAGTTGATTGGTTGGGCTGGTAACTTAACTAGCTCAGGCCCACAGTTCTGTGGCGTCTTGATCGCTTAAAGGAGTATGTAATCATGGCATATACAATCACCCCCCTCATTGGTATTGACTTTAATAACATCGTTAACACCAACACAAACAGCGCAGGAACGGCTGTTCCTACATTTGGCCCTTTGGGTGCTGAAGTATTTGGCTCTGACGGTAAGATTTATGTTTTGGGTCAAGCCAATGCAACAATTACCGCCTCAACAACCGCTTGCACCGTTAACGCAACCACATTCTTGGTGACAGCTTCTGGAGGTTCTTATACATCTCCCGCAGTTGCCCTAGCATCTGGTGACGTTGCATGGTTCTCTAAAGCATCTGTGTAAAAATAAAAGGGGCGGCATAAAAACCGCCTCTTTTTAATTAAGGAACTAATATGGCTATTCCATCAAGAATTCTTGGCGCGGGTAACTCGCCTTTGTCTACACTCTCTATCGCTGGCGATGGTGCGGTGGGCATTGTTGCAACGGGTTCAACTGCCGCTGATGCAAAACTATTGTCTGCGGTATTTAACACAATCACAACTTCATCTGCTTCTACGGGCGTTAAATTGCCTCCTACAGAAGCGGGCGCAATGGTTGGTATTCGTAATGATTCGGGTCAAACGATTACTGTTTACCCTTACAATACAAGTTCAACAATCAATGCAGCAGCGGCATCTGTTACATTGGCAACAGCAAAGAGCATGATTCTTTTTGCACCAAGCGCAACAACTTGGGCATCCGTCACTTCAGCTTAATCCCCACAGGATAAAAAATGGCACTAGATTCCGATATTGCAAACGCAGATACACATCTGCACGTTGAGTTTTATACATTTGACAAAGCACCCTATAAAGACATTCCGTTTGTGCGAATTATGGTTCCAGGCGATAAGTACAACATCATTGAACAACCCGTTCGTGATGACCATAAAGACCGCTTTCCCCGTCAATGGTTGCACTATCAAATGCAAAACTCAGAAGGTGGGCCTATCATTGGCACAACTTTGCAAAATTGGCATCTAGACCGCCCTGAAGAATTTACAGACAGTCAGATGGCTGAATTGCAAATTCTAAAGTTTCAAACCGTTGAGCAAGTTGCTACGGCAAGTGATGCTCAATTGCAGCGCGTAGGCATGGGCGCTGTTGGATTGCGTGAAAAGGCAAGAGCATATCTTCTTAGACGCAATCAAAGTGAGAGTTCATTTGAATTAGAGCAAACCCGTTCTGAATTGAAAGAATTACAAGAGCAAATGAAAGCCTTGTTGTCTGAAAAAACAAGAGGCCGCCCTAAAAAAGAGGTGTAAATTATGTCTAGCACTATGCTCCAGTTAGTGCAGCAAGTTACCAATGAATTAGGCGTGACAACACCGACAAGTGTTGCTGGAAATACTAATCAAGACGTTATCCAAATTCTTGCGTTAATGAACGCAAGTGGATACGAATTCTTGCGCAAACATCCTTGGCGAACGCTTACCAAGCAAAAGCAGTTCTACACCGAATATCTGACCACTACGGGCACATGGAGCGATAATGGAACATCCATTACGGGAATTCCCTCTACAACGGGTTTAGATAGCACTTACATGGTGGTTGGCACGGGAATCGACCAAAACACCTTTATTGAAACGGTGGATTCGGGCACTTCCGTCACCATCAATAGAAAAACAACTACCGCACAAACGGACGCAACCGTGTACTTCCAAAAGATGAAGTATGCGTTTCCAAGCGATTATGAAGCCATCATCCCAAGGACAATGTGGGATAAGGACAAGCATTGGGAAATGTTAGGCCCTGAAGATGCCCAACAATGGGAGTGGTTACTGTCGGGCTACATTGCAACAGGCCCGAGGATTCGGTGGCGTTTGTTTAGCAAGTATTTCCAAATATGGCCTGGCTTCTCAAACGCTGAGTTCTTGGGTTACGAATACCGTTCAAACGCTTGGGCAAATAGCTCTACGGATATTCCCAAGACATCGTTTACCGAAGATTCCGATACTTGCATATACCCCGACCGTTTAATGGTTCTCTCAACCAAACTCAAATATTTTGAGGCTAAAGGTTTTGACACTACGGCCATGTATCGCAACTATTTGGAAGAAATGGAAGCGGCTATTGCTTTGGATATGTCTGCGGCTAATTTGTCGTTTGCACCAAGGCCAGGAACAATTTTGGTGGGATACGACAATATCCCTGACAGCGGATATGGGGCTTCACCGTAATGCCAAAAATTGCCCAAAGGACTGCCGCTAACGTAGCGAGTATTCCCGCGCCCGTTGGGGGTTGGAATGTTCGTGATTCGTTGGCTAATATGTCACCAACCGATGCGGTGACGATGACCAACTTCTTTCCAACAGTGTCAAGTGTGAACTTGCGTGGTGGATACACTAAGTGGTCAACGGGGATTTCGGGGCAAGTTGAAACGCTAATGGCGTATGAAACGGGTTCTGTGAGCAAGTTGTTTGGGGTTGCCAATGGATCAATTTACAACTGCACAACCCAAGGCGCGGTTGGCGCTGCCGAAAAAACGGGTTTAGCAAATAGCCGTTTTGAGCATATCAACGTCACCACTGCGGGCGGGAGTTTCCTCTACGCTTGCAATGGCATAGATGACCCATTGCTTTACAACGGCACAACTTGGGCAAGCATTAACGCATCAAGTTCACCGATTGCAATCACGGGTGTAACGACAAACAAACTTAACAACGTCACATTGTTTAAAAACCGTGTGTGGTTTGTTGAGGAAGAAAGTTTAAAAGCATGGTATTTGCCAACTAACTCGGTTGGTGGCGAAGCTCAAGTTTTAGATTTGAGTTCAATTGCCCGAATGGGTGGCTACATTGTTTCTCTTAGCGCATGGACAATTGATGCGGGTTATGGCGTAGATGACAACCTTGTGTTTGTGACGTCTCAAGGCGAAATTATTGTCTACCGAGGCACTGACCCCTCATCCGCAAGCACTTGGGCTTTAGCGGGCGTTTGGAAGCTCGGAGCGCCCGTTTCTAACCGTTGTTTGTACAAGTACGGTGGTGACTTACTAATTTTGAGTTTAGATGGCTTGTTGCCATTGGCCTCCGCTTTGCAATCAAGCCGACTTGACCCAAGGGTTAACTTATCCGACAAAATTCAAGGCGCAATTACCGAGGCAACAACGCTTTACCAAAATTCATTTGGTTGGGCTTTGCTTTATCACGCCAAAAACAATGCTTTGTGGATCAATGTTCCCGTAAATGTTGGCGCGCAAGAGCAATTTGTAATGAACACCATTACAAAGTCATGGACAAGGTTTACGGGCTGGTCGGCTAATTGTTGGGAGACATTTGACGACAATCCCTATTTTGGCGGTAATGGATATGTTGGTTTGGCTTGGAATGGCTTTTCCGATGACACAAATGACATCAATGCGGTTGCTTTGCAAGCGTTTAACTACTATGAAAGCCGTGGTGTAAAAAAATACTTTACAAGGGCAAGACCATCAATCTTTACGGATGGCTCTCCCGCTATTGTGGTGGGGATGAATGTTGACTTTGATTTATCTGACACAACGGGAAGTTTGAATTTTAGCCCAACCGTTTATGGTTTTTGGGATTCGGCCGTTTGGGACTCGGGATTGTGGGCGGGCAATACCATCATCACAAACAACTGGCAAGGCGTCACGGGTATTGGATATTGTGCGGGTATTCAACTAAAATCTGCCTCACAAGGCTTGCAAATTGAGTGGGCCTCAACCGATGTGGTGTTCCAACAAGGATGGGCTGGCATATGAACGCAAAGATGGAGAAGTTTGCAGATGTTTCAGCCGAGGCCGTGGTGCTTATTGGCAAACATTGGACTGAACTTTACGGCAATGCCAACCTAAAAAGCGATTTAGGCGGCATGATTGAGCTAGAAAGAACGGGCAACTTTGCATACTTTACATTGCGCACCGAATCGGGTGAATTGGCGGGTCATGCGGGATTTATGGTGTTTAGATCGCCTTTTTATGGCGCAATGCAAGCGCTAGACGTTTTTTACTATGTATTGCCCGAGCATCGGGGCGGTCTTGGAATTTGCAAACTGCTCAAACTAGCGGGGCAAATGCTCAAAATCAATGGTGTTAGCCAAGTCATGATTAGCCACAAGAAAAATCAAGATTTGAGCGTTTTGCTTCAAAGAGCAAACTATGAGCCATCAGGCGAAACATACGAATTTAAGGAATAAACATGGCTTTCTTATGCCCCCAACCATCCGCGCCCGCAACGCCCGATTACGCTGCGGCCGCTACCGCCCAAGGCGTAGCAAACAAGGAAACCGCGCTTCAACAAGGTTATTTAAACAACCCTAATGTCAATGGCCCGTTGGGCAATCAAACCGTTACGTTTGATGCCGTTACGGGTCAACCAACAATTAACCAAAACCTGACCCCAACGGGTCAAAGCACGTTGGAAGCACAACAACGGGTTCAACAAGGAATGGCAAACCTTGGTGAGCAAGGTCTTGCAAGCGCATCAAAGATTATTGGAAAGCCGTTTGAGTACACGGGGCCAGGCGGGATTTTCTCTTTAGCCGATTCTGGAAACGTGCAAGGTGCGCCCGATCTTACAAAAATGGGTCAAGCACAAGGCTCAATGTTTGGCTTTGGTGGAACGGCCGCAGGCATAGGCCCATATGGCACGGCCACAGGGAATGTCACAAGCGGTCAAGCATTAGGCACGGTTGCGAATCCACAAGCTACCGCCAACTTCCAAGGTGGTCAAGCAATGGGCGGGGTAACTGGCCCGCAATTGCTTCAAAGTTATAGCGGTTATGGAGATGTGCAAGGCGCACCCGATTTGGGTAGTTATGGCTCGGCTTCCTCGATTGGCGCGGATGCTTATGGATTAGCCAAAGGCGATGTTGCGGCAAATCAATATGGTTTAGCGGGAGGCATCAACCCGTCTCAATATGGATTGGCACAAGGCGGTGTTCAGGGTGTCAATTTGCAACAATCACTTGGCAATATTGGCCCAATCAATCAAAATTTAAACGCCAACAATTACCTTTCTAGCAATCAATTAGATTTGCGAAATGTTGCCCAAATGCCCGTCAATGCGGGTACTACGGGACAAGCGGCAATCATGTCTAGGCTTGCGCCTCAATTGGAACGCCAACAAAAACTAACTGCTCAAAGTTTGGCAAACCAAGGTTTAGTGGCGGGCGGTGAGGCATATACAAATGCAATGCGAGATCAAGCCCAACAACAAAATGATTTGTTGACCCAAGCGGCTTTGCAAGGCATTAGCTTGGACACTGCCGCAAATCAACAAGGCTTTAATCAAGCCGTGGCATCGGGTCAATTTGGCAATCTTGGACAACAACAAAACTTTGCTAATGCTTTGGCCGCACAACAAGCACAAAATGCGGCTCAAGGTCAAGGATTTAACCAACAACTTCAATCGGGTCAGTTTGGCAATCAAGCTCAATTGGCAAGTTTTGGTGTCAATTTGCAAAACCAACAAGCGCAAAATCAAGCGATTGCTCAGAATTACGGTCAAGGTTTAAGTGCGCAACAATTGGCAAATCAATCCGTTGCTCAAAACTTTGGTCAAGGCATAACGGCTCAAAATGCCGCTAATCAAGCCGTATCACAAAACTTTGGTCAAGGCATGACCGCATCTAATGCGGCAAATGCGGCAGTGCAACAAAATCAAAATGCGGCACTGCAACAACAAGCTGCCGCAAACCAAGCACAAGCCCAACAATACGCACAAGCGCAAGCTAATGCGCAATTTGCCAATCAAGCCCAATTGTCGGGATTTGGTGCAAATCTGCAAAATCAGCAAGCACAGAATCAAGCCATTGCGCAAAATTATGGTCAAGGCATGGGTACGCAAGCGGCTCAAAACCAAGCGGCCGCGCAGAACTTTGGTCAGAACGTGACCAATCAGCAACTTGGAAATCAGGCAACGCAGCAGAATTTCAACAATGCGTTGGCTACGCAACAAGCGCAAAACCAAGCCGTTGGACAAAACTTCTCTCAACAATTAGCGGGAACGCAATTGAGCAACCAAGCGATTGGTCAGAATTACCAACAGAATTTGCAATCACAACAGGCTATTAACCAAGCACTTGCACAAAACCAAGCCGTTGCCGCACAACAACAACAATTGGCTAATGCCGCACAACTTCAACAGTACAACCAAAATCTTACCAGTGCGCAGTTTGGTAATAGTGCGGCTACGCAAGAGCTACAAAAACAACTTGCATTGCGCAATCAACCTTTGAATGAAATTACGGGTTTGATGAGTGGCTCACAATTGCAAATGCCTCAGTTTCAAGGTTACAACCCAACAAATATTGCCCCCGCCCCCGTGTTTGCGGGTGCGCAAGCACAAGGTGCGGCTAATATGCAGAACTATGGAATTCAGCAATCGGGTGCTAATGCGGCAACAAGTGGATTGTTTAGCCTTGCGGGTGCAGCAGCTCCTATTATGTTCTCCGACCGCAAACTAAAGTCAAACATTGAGCGCATTGGCACTCATAAACTTGGCATCGGTTTGTATGAATATGACATCTTTGGAGGACGTCAACAAGGTGTGATGGCCGATGAAGCCGAGAAAGTCATGCCACAAGCCGTTTCGATGCACCCAAGCGGTTACAAAATGGTCAACTATGGTTTATTGAACGGGTAAAAACATGGCTAATCAATACGAACAATTTAGCGTTGCCAATCCTTATCAGTTGCAACAACAAGAGTTGGATAGACGCCAGAAAATGGCCGAGATTCTCCAACAACAAGCCTTTGAGCCTGTTCAAGCGGGTTCATATCAAGGCATCCAAGCCCCAATTAGCCCCGTTCAAGGTTTGGCTAAAGTGCTTCAAATGTACTTGGCAAACAAGAACCAAGAAGGCTTGAAATCGGAACAAAAGGCTTTGGGTGAGCAATACCGTGCCGATACTTCTGCCGACATCCAACGATTGATTCAAGGCTTGCAAGGCCAAGCGGCCACACCCGAAATGAAGCAAGAGCCAACGGCAAGGGATTTTGAAGATAATCCAAACCTTGCGCCAACATTTGCGCAAATGCAACCCGATCAACAAAAAGCGATGACCATGCCCGCTATGCCCGCAAGAGCAGCGGGGACGATTGATCCATCGTTGATTGGCGAGTTCAAAACGCCTGGTATGCAACAACAAGCCTTGAATATGTACATGGGTCAGCTTGCCCCCGAAGCGCCCATTATTCTCGGTGAAGGTCAAGTTGCATACAGCAAGAAAACAGGCGCAAAACTTTTTGAGGGTGGCTCAAAGTCTCCTTTCGGCAATGTTAACCCCGCCTCATTTACGCCCGATAGCCTGAAAGCGTTTAGTGCGGATGGCGGTAAGGATTTCTCCTTATTAGTCCCCGCAGTTGGCGCGGATACCCAAGCAAGACTGAAGCAAGAGGCAGAACAAAATGCAGCAAGATTGAAACAAGAACGTGAAATCTCTGATCGTGCATTTAATGGTTTGAGTGCAAATCAAAAGGCTTCTCTTGCTAATGATGCGGCAAGGATTGGAATTAGTGCGGCTGATCTGTTCTTCAACACGGGAATGAAAGCGGGCGGTGCGCCAAACATAGCTCAACCAACTGCACAACCTATGGCGCAACCCGTTCAGCAACCGTTGGCACAACCACTTGCACAGCCCGTAGCGCCTATGCAAGCGCCTATGCAACCCCAAGCTAGACCCGCGCCCGTAGCGCCTAATTTAGCCTTGGCAGCAGCCTTGTCACCAAAAGCACAACAAGAGTTGCAAGTTAATCAATTGAAAGAACAACAAGCTGCGGCTCAAGCATTGCCACAAGTGATGCAACAAGGTCAGACTTTGATTAGTACAATTGACCAAATGATTGGCGTAAAAGGTGCGGATGGCAAAGTTCTCATTCCCGAACACAAAGGTTTGAAAGACGTTGTTGGCACAACCATACCGTTTGAATACAAGCCATTCCAAGGCGGCACTGTTGGCGCTGACTTTAAAGCCATGTATGACCAAGTTAAAGGTGGCGCTTTCCTTGAGGCCGTTCAACGCATGAAGGGAAGTGGCGCAATTTCCGAGATCGAGGGAACTAAAGCCACGGCCGCATTAACGGAAGCCTCAACCGCACAATCTCCCGATGCGTTTAGAAGCGCAATGTCCAAGTTTAGGGATGCAATTAAAACGGGCATGGGCAATGCGGCAACCAAAGCGGGCAAAGGTCAAATTCCAACTTACAATCCCGCAACAGGAAGGGTTGAGTAATGTCCGAAGCATTTAAAACCGTAGAAATCCCAAACTTTGGGCCTGTTAACTTTCCCCTCACGATGTCGGATGACCAAGTTAATGCGGCCATCTTTAAAATCACGCAAACCCCAAAATCTCAGCCCGCAGTAGATAAAACGGTTGAATCTCCCGCTATGGCGCAAGGCCGCCAAGCCGACTTGTCAATGCCAAGCAAGATGGGTTTGGCAGCGGCTCAAGGTCTAACCTTTAACTTTGCACCAAAGATTGCGGGTGCGGGCGCAGCGGGGATGGACATCTTGCAACGTGGTTTTGATTCCACTCCAACCGAAACTTACGCAAACACCCGTGATTACATCAAAGGCGTAAATGAGCAATTTAGGGAAACCAACCCCAAAACGGCATTTGCAAGCGAAGTAGTTGGTGGTTTGCCACTTTTGCTCACACCTTTGGGAATGACAAGCAAAGCCAAGCAAACCGCAGATGCGTTGTCAGCGGCCGAAAAAATGGCAATGGCCGCAAAAATGGCGGGTACACAAGGCACTATTTCAGCCGTTGGCGCATCCGACATCAACCCCGTCACTAACCCTACAGAATACACTCAAGATATTGCTAAAAAAGCGGCAATTGCTGCCGCCTCTGGTGGTGTTTTATCGGGTGGTGGACAAGCCGTTTACAACGTGGGTAGCAATGTCGCACAACGCTACATCCCTGAAAGTGCCAAAGATGCGGCACGAATTAAACTTGCTCAAGCCTTACAACGTGGCTCAAGTGCGGATGGTTCAAACACCGTGTTAAGCCGTGTTGAGCGTGAAATGGGGTTAAACCCTAACGCAAGCATTGCACAAGCGGGTGGCCCGAGTGCGTTGGCTCAATTGGATGTGTTGGCATCGATGCCAGGCCAAGCCAAAACGCTTGTTGAGCGAAGAATTCGTGAGCAACAGACATTTAGACCCGAACGCCTTGCAAATGCCGCTGACGAGGCTCTAGGCACTCAAGGTAAGGGTTTTACGGCCACATTAGAAGCATTGAATGCGACTAAAAAGGCCACATCCGCGCCTTTGTACAAACAACTTGAAAACGTGTCGGTCAAAATTGACCCCGATTTACAAGCGTTGATCCAAGCCTCTACATCTGCGCCAACTGCGGGGACTAATAAAGAGAAGTCTTTACCGCCATCCGCACTAAACGCTTTCAAGCTATCAGGCGTAAATGAGGCGGGGTTAACATTGCCAAAAGGAGACTTTGAGCCACCCTCAAAAAGTTTTGCGCCTGTTTTCTTGCTGTATGCAACTTGACCTTCACC